TTCTTCAAACTCACGATAAGCTTCACGAATGTTACCTTCGGAAGCTGCCGTCTTTAGTTTCTCAAGTACCTCTGCTCTAGTCGCCATATTTTTTAATTACTTAGGTATTTTTTTACCTGCTTCTTCATAAAGATCTACTACTCTTGAAGCAATTTTCTTGAGATTTTTGGCAGGTTTCCCACCTTTTTCTAGGGTTTCAAGCATATTACCTAAATTACGAATTGCTATTCCTTCTCCTATTTTATCTATTTCTGCATCAGACATTACTTCACCTGTTCTTGGGTTCTTTTTTAAACCTTTAAAACCTGATAAAGGTCCATACTTTAACCTTGCATTATGTATATCTACATCAAATTCTTTAAACCCTTTTAGTTGTTTAGAATCTAATAATTCTTTAGCAGCCTTTTGTTCTTGATCGAATAAATTTTTCATATTCTTTCTAGATTTGTCCATTAATTCATAACCTTGAGGTTCATTTGCATTAGCTTGAGCTTGGCCTCTTTTATAGTCTGCTCTGGCTTGTCTGCCTTGTTTTCTTAAGTCCAGTATTTTATCTATTAACTTTCTAGATCTATTTGCAGATATAGCAAGCTTACCTCCTGGTCCAGCACCAAGGGATGCGTAGTCTACGGGATTGAAAGGATCAAAGATAATGTCGGTAAAGTCTTTTACCCTAAGACCATCTTCGGATTCGTTATCTAGTTTTTTTTTTCTAAATCTTCAAGTATGTCGTCAAGAGATTCAGATTGAGGGAAGAACATTTGTTCTTGTTGCATAAGGTTCCTGTCCATCATAGATAAGGTACGTCCTTGATCGGTAAGTGCATTTTGTCTTGCAGACTCAGCTTTTTTCATCAATTCTTCAAAACTAATAAGACCCATACCAAATAATTCTGCATCTCTATTTGATATGGTTCTTCCTGAGTCTGCTAAGAATTGTTTTATACTTTGAGTCCTTCTTTCTGCTGGAGAGATACCTTTTCTAGCTGCTTGTTCTGCGATCATTACATCTACATCTGATGAGATCATTCTATCTCTATTAGGCGGATCAATAAAAGCACTCGGTACTCCTAACCGCCTCATATTACTTTGCCTTCTAAAATCATCTCTACTCTCAAGCATTCTATCTCTAAGAAATTTTTGCTTCATAATTTCTCTTTTAGAAAGGCCTTCAGGTGTACCATTTGCGAAACCTGGTCGCATAAACATAAAAGGATTTCTAGGCATATCCTCTGGCATAGGCATAGGAAGGGGTGCGCGAGGTAATGGGGGTGACATCCGTTCCCTCGCGCGTTGATCGAAATCTCTTCTTTCATCCATAAACATCATATTTATTGGTAGCCTTGCAAAGATGTTTCTGAGTCCGCCGTCAGGAAACCTTGGGGGTGGCATACGTGACGGCATCCTCTCGGGAATAATTCTTGGTAAACGTCTAGGTAAAGGTCCAAGTCCTCCACCAGGCATAAACCTATCTGGTGCCATAGCTCCTCTACCTATATTTTCAGTAATTTCTGGAAGTCTGGCAGTACGTAGTTCGTCTGATATTCTTTTTTCTAGTTTAGAACTAGGAATTGAAATAGGATTTAAAGACATCTCTTGTGGAATAGGAGATGGTCTTTCAGGCAAACTCCTTGCACTTTTTATTCTTTTATCTAAAAAGCCCGGGTTTATTGAAGGTAATGACATCTCTTGCGGAATAGGAGCAGGCATAGGTTGAATGCTTTTCGCTCTCTTTTTTAAGTCTTTGAAGAATCCCATCAGAAAATAATATATTAATTAGATTGTAAAACCAAGTGCGCCTTCGCCCATACCGAACATCTCTTCGGCCATCTCTAATTCTTCTAGAGTCATACCGATCTCATTAAGGAACTGTTCTATCTGTTCAGGGGTAGCACCTTCAGCCTCCATTTGTTGCACAATTTTCATAATTTGCATGAGGGCTTGTTTAGCTTCGCTTTTTTCTTCTTCGCTAAGACTATTGAGTTGTGCCTGTAATTGCTCTGGTAAAGCAGGGGCCGCCGGAGTCCCTTGCATCATTTGTTGACCTTGGGGCATCTGTTGGTCGGGCATCATAACTGGTGCCACTTCCATATTCATTACATCTTCTTCCATAGTTATATCCTACGTGTTTGATCGGATTGTAACACCAGATAAAGTCAAATGTAAAAAAATTGGTTTTTGTTTGCGTGAAATCTTGTCCTTGTGTGTGTCTCTACCGCGTAGCGCGATTTTGCCTCCCCCCCGTCCCGTAGCCCGATACCCGATCCGAAAATGCCGAACAAATAGAGTCCCATAAAAAAAGGGAGCTAATGCTCCCTTCTTTCTTTGGTTAATCTTACGAGTCCAACGGCGGTACTAATGTCATGCCGAGATTCTCAGGCGTTGCCCTTCCGAGTAAATCGCTCATCTCAGCGTTGATTCCGCCCTGTGCGATTACGTGTACCCCATTAATGATTAAGCTTTGGCAATCAGTTTCAATCGCTTTGCCTACAACTACTGTTCCAGTTTCATCATATAACATTATCTCTATTTTCATTTTGACCTCCTAAAAGTCGTTTATTAAAGATAGTGTTATTAAACCATAATGGATACATTCTGTCTACTATTCTTTCATCTTTTTTTCCTTAGTAAGAGAATGTGTTTAGATCAGGTTCAAGTCTTACAGACATACATATTGTTGTCATGCTCCCAGTTACTACTGACCTAAACACACCTGCCCTGGCAAGCTGGCAACCAACCTACCGTTCCTGGCTGGTAGATCTGTCCTTGTGTTAGTGTACTCTGCTGGCTAGCAGGCCCGAACCCGAAATTGTTACTCATCCCCGATCCCGACCGGCCATTAGGAATACCAGCAGGTACAAAACTATTGCGATTTCAAGCATCCGTATTGTTCTTCCCAGTAATCATCAATATATCCAAAATCCGATATAATTAGCTTACACGAGTCACCCCACCAAGATCCTTGTATTTCCTCATGATACGTGTCCAGCCATACAGAGGGACCGCCCCCGGCTAACATGATCCGGACACCCAAATAAGTACCATCTCCGTCAATCGTATACTTTACATCGTATGCTTCATACGGCGGATCTCCATCCCCATCAAGATCATAAAACATCATCTTACCGTTACAAACGTCCTCGGCGTATCTCCTGCACATGTCGCGCAGTCTTTTTTCTGATTCTCTCAGCTCCTGGCTCATAGTACTGCCCCCCATTGATTGGCCATAGCTTCCGCCAGACCTTTATCTAGAAATGCGTTTCTAACGGTACCGCTAGTTTCACACCCTATTAGTATCTTCATTATTCTCTCCTATAAAGTTAATGAACTTTAATAATAACCATCTGGATACATCTTGTCAACTATTTATTTATATTTATTTCCAGGCCCAGAGAACCTGGACGGCCCCAGACTTGTGTTGCCGTTGTGTATTCTTCCCCCACGCCAGAGGCAAAAACCCCCATCCCAGCCCCCGATTTAGATCCCCGACTGGGTTTACCAGGCGAAGTAGATCTACCTGCCGTTCCCTGGACGGAGATCTCCTGGTTGTGTAATTGTGTCTCTTGATTGTGTTGTCCCACCCCACCCTCATATCCAAACCCCGATCCCCGACACCCGACATAAAAAAGCCCGAACTAAGTCGGGCTAATTTATTAAAGGTTATTCATTTCATAAGGCAACCTCCTTCTCTAAGTGTTCAAACAATTCATCAACTGTCTCTGCACCAACTTGAGCAATCAGGATAGACTCCATAAGAATAGGCAGTAATGAATATGTGCTTTCTGTTTTCAAACGTAGACCATTTTCATCATTACCTCTGTACCGATAAGTATTCTCCTCAGTCAAATTCCAATACTCAGAGGGGTTGTCCTCGTTGTATTTAGCAATTTGCTCACGAACATCACACTCTAAAGAATTAAGTTTCTTTTGTAACTTCTCTCTTTCTTCAATATTCTTTTGAATGTCCTTGAAGTCTTTGGTCTTTGACAACTCTGATGTTTTCAAGACTAACTTCTCTTGCATCCTTTTGATGAACTTAGAGGCGATTGCCTCTCTTTCTGCTTTATTGGTTTTCATATTTACCCTCCTATTAGGTATTTGTTAATGAGCTTTCATTATATATAAATGGTTACACTTTGTATACCTTTTTAGGTAAGTAATTTAGAGCTTGACCAGACCTCGTAGCTCGCTTCCTGCCGTCAGATCCCCAGCTCTGGTGTGTTATTATGTGTTATGCACCAAGCATCACAAACCTTCCCCCGACCCCGAAAAGAAAGCCCCGACCCGACCCGAATACTACCAGCTTCCAGCTCCGTCCAGAAGCTCCCAGGGGTGGGGTAATTCATTTGTGTTATGTGTTATTCAAACCCGAACTCGATACCCGTCTGTTCTATTAGCTAATCCCGACCCCGACCCGATTTTTGCCTCGCTTTTATATGGGAAAGAGGCCGAGAGAGAGGGCAGATGCGATTAACTTTCCAATTTCCAGCATATGCGTAAATATAACTATAAAACCGTATTACATTTAGTCACCTAAAGTTCTTGCACATATTGGTGACATATAGTAACCTAAACAAGTATATTTTTATTAACCCACAAACTTATAGGAGAGTAATTATGGGAACAAGAAGTAATATCGCTTACAAAAAATCAGACGGTAGAATCGTTAGTATGTATTGTCATTATGACGGCTACCCAGAATATAATGGAGTTGTACTTAACGAACATTACAACACCAAAGAGAAAGCTAGAGGCCTCGTAGATAACGGCTATCAATCTGAACTCAAAGAAACAGTTGAAGAAGCTAACCGTTATAGAGTGCATCAAGACCCCCCCACAATATACCGATCTTTACATGCGTTCATTATGGACATTAATTTTGATATTGAATGGGTATATCTATTTAAAGATGACGCTTGGTACTTTGCCGAGACATCTTATATCAGACTACCAGGCGGAAAATATAATGTTGAAGTTGATGACTTCTCATTACTAACTGATCTTCATTTCATAAAACAAGTAGGAGAGAAATAATGCCAATAGGTAAAACACCATTAATAAGTAATCCTTATAACAGAAATAAATATGAGGCTAAGTTTCTTAACCATTACGAGTGCTACGAATGTGGTTATGAATGGGAAGATGCTTACGATTGTTCAGTTGATGATGAGTGTCCGGATTGTGGAGTCAGTAGCGTGTCTCCACATACGACAGAAGATCACCCTGACTATGACCCGCAAGAGGTTTATGTAGTTCTTGATATGTTTGATGGAGTTATCTCAGATGTAGAGGTTTACTTGAACAACCCTGACCCATTTAACAGGTTTGAGTATGATGAATATGAAGATAACGGTAAGAGAGTTTTTACCGTCAATATTAATGAACAACAACTAGACCCAAGTTTAGGATGAGATATATGTGCGCAGAGTGTGGAACTGAAATAGAAAAACCACAAAATATAACAGAGCCAAAGAAGTTTATCTTTGATAACTTATTTGTAGCTGGCTCTAATGTTGAATGTCCGAAGTGTAAGGAGTCCGATAATGAATAGACTAATTGATTTTTTACAAGATGATTTAAAGGAAATAGATGAATCTTTTGAAAGTTTAAAACAAATTGTGGAGGATAAAATCTATTATGAGAATAGAGGTGATTTAGAAAACCATATTGAAAGAATAGATAGATTTATTTCTTATTGGCAACAACACGCTGAAAGTTTAAAGGAGTCCGATAATGAAACTTAAAACTTATAAAGTCTATACAAAATGGATTGGCTATTCTGAAATAATAGTAGATGCAGAAAATGAACAAGAAGCTAAAGATTTTGTAGCTATGGGAAACTTTGATCCTAGTGATGAGATACATACAGGTAATGGTCTTGGATATGGTTATGACAATGAAGAAATTATAAAAATGGAAGAACAGGAGTCCGACAATGAATTATAAAGAACTAGACAAGTTATGGCGAAAGACTTGCCCGGAAGAGGCCGCAGGCTTAGTTATGAACAAAAGACGTAGAAGGATTTACGACAAGATAATCAAGAGTGCTGAGAATAGAAAACGACTAGCAGAACTTAATAAACAAGATAAGGAGAAAAGCTAATGATAGTTGTAACAGACCCTAATTATTGGGATTGCGATTGTGATGAAAACTATATTCATAAAAAATCAATAACTCTATCTTGTCCTATATGCAAAATGACAGAAGATGAATGTTCTGATTCAAGACCTGACGAGATAGAACTTTTTTATAAAGACTACAAGAAACAAAGCTAAGTTGATATATAACCGTAACATCTATATCATACGAGAGTGGTGCTTGTTAGTTTTGATTTCAAAACTTCTCTACTCTCCTAAAAGTATGTGTCTAGCGAGTACCACAACCCTATGAGTACCTTATTCTTTATAGCGTTGTTCTTATACGTACTTATCTTTGTGCTAGATAGACCTAATCAGAAATAACTTCCCCTTCAACCTCTTGAGGGCTTGCCGTCTGTAAGTCCTCTTTCTCTAATTCTTCCAAAGTATCCGCTTCTTCAACCAGCTCACCTGGATCTCCTGGATCTGGGAGCTTGTCTGGATCTGCAACCGTAATACTACCCATCAACTGTTCCAAGCGTTTCTCTACCTCCTCCCGACTCATTTGATCTATCTTCCCGAACATAACCTCTTTTCTATCTACAATAAGACCCCCGACTTTAAGCAAACTATTCTGGGCCGATATTGCCGCGTTAAATGATCCAGCCTCTAAAGCCTTGTCTCTAATATCATATAAATCTTGAACTGCCCGATCATAATTCAACTCATACTTCTTCTTAGCTTCGTTCATCAAAAAGTTATACTCCTTACGTATAACCGGATGATTCATGAGTTTATTAGCTGATTGTCTAGCATCCTTGTAGCCAGCTTTGTGCGCACATTCTACGAGAGATAGCCGAGGATTATTAACGGCTTGCCATATAAAGTTTCGTTGTCTGCGATTAAGGGAGTTATCTAGATTAGCGTATTCGATGGGAGCTTCCTCTTCTGGAGCTAGGATGGGTTCATATTCAAGTTTATTTTTTCTATATCCCATATGTATTTAGCAGTTTAGAGACAAAGTAGTTATATATACCTACCCCCACATTACCCTAAAGTGTATGGAAAGGATACCTTACCTGGATTTACTCAGTCAAGATATTTGTTATTTTTTTATACTATATTCTCTGTTTTCCTGTGACAAAAATGAAAAAAATAAAATAATCCCGAAACCCGCCTACTTAAAGGCTTTTTGATCGTCATATATTTATGACAATAATAGGACAATAATGTTTTAGTCATCATTTTTATCGTTTTTTGCACCTAAATCATCAAAAATAGACCAATCATTAAAGGTAACTCTTGGTTTGTTTACCTCTATATATTGCTCTAGAATCTCATCTACTAGAGCCAATACTTCATCATCATCCTCAGTTATTTTTTTAATATGCCATATAGAATAACTAAGACTGGTTAAAAGTATATTTAAATCACTTTCACCCCGATTAGTATAGTTTTTAACCATTCTATCTAAATACTCAACCATCTCTTGTAGAGTAGGCTTTGGCATCTTGGTGCTAATAGGTATAACTTTATAAGACATATAATAATTATTTTGATACTGCGGACCGTATCTCCTGATATTCATCTAAGATCTTCTTTGTCTTGCCATACATTTCATGAAGTATCATAGAGTAACTACCAGCTTGTATTGGAGTATGATTATCTGCCGCATTAGACTCATGCTCAATACAATAGTCTAAACGGTCATTCATCTCCTTTATAACCTTAATTAGTTCTTCATGCCTACATATAGGACAACCAAAGCCTTTTAAGTGTTCAAAAGGTGTAGCTAAAAAGTCCCCATGATCTGGGCAACCTATAGTTATGTCATCATCCATAACTACATAATCTTCTGTTTCTCTACTCATATGCAATCTCCTAAATTACTAAGTGTAGACATTATATACTTTATACAATAAAATACAATTTACATATTTTATCAGTAAATACTTTAGGAGAGTACTATGGATATAACAACAGACCTGGATGCTATTATAGATACATCCACCAATAATCTACATGATCGTGTAGAGCAAGAGATTACAAAGGATAAATTAAACTATACTTTGTTTCACCTTCAGGTAAACATATCTGAACTAACCCAATGCGTCAAAGAACTTACTGACGCACTTAATAAAATAGAGGAGGCATCATGAATAAACTACCAGAGATATTAGAAAACCAAGAACACGTAATCTTGGGAGACGCAGTTTATTTTCCAGATATGGAACATAACTTTTATCATGAAGCTCCAGGCATATCATCATCAAACATAAGAAGGTTTGGACAAAGCCAGCTCCACGCATTTGAAGAAGAAAACGAGACAACACCAGCTATGAAGTTTGGGACCGCCGCACATTCTTTGATTGTTGAGGGAGAAGAGGCCTTTGTTAATGATGTAGTTTGTCTAAGTGGATCTCCATACACTAACGCTAATAAGGAATTAAGAAAAGAGTATGAAGATAGAGGTTTGACCGTTATTACATCTAAGGATAAAGAAACCGTATACAGTATGCGAGAAGCCTTGATACCGGAAGGACATAAACATTTGTCAGCAGTACAAGGTGAATACCCGGAAGTATTTAACTCTCCATTTGAAAGAGCGATCTTTTGGTGGGAAAAGGATCTATTGCTGAAAGTTAAATCTGATGTGCTTAGATACCCATTAGATATAGCTAGCGACCCTAAATCTATAATCCTAGTTGATTATAAGACTACTACTGATTGTTCTGTTAGAGGCTTTACATCATCTATTAGGAAGTACCAATACGAACTACAAGCCGCTTGGTATAAACGTGGATACGAGAAAGCTGGTTTCAAAGTGGTTGACTTTATATTTGTAGCACAAGAAAAGAAGAAGCCGTTTGCAAGTAAGATCTTCAAGATGAAACATGAGGACATGACATCTGGCTGGTTAAAGCTGGAGCATTTGCTTGGAGAATATAACGCAGTATTAAACGGTAAAGAAGCCACCATATACAACTCACCTAATATAGTTAACGTAGATCTGAAAGGTTGGGGGGAAGATAAATGAGTGAAGATATAAAAATTGAAAAGGACATACCTATACATAATTATTCTAAAAAAGCTCAGTATGATGATCTTATATCACGTATGGAAGTAGGTGATTCTGTACTGATGAAAACACATACTGATGTTGATCAATTTCGAGACGCAGCAAAAAGGCAAAGTAAAAAAGTATCTGCGAGAATAGCCAAGGATGACCCTGGTTACGCCTTTAGAGTCTGGAGGACAGAATGAAAAGAACTGAAAAATTTGATTTGGAAAGCGAAAAAAAACATTTTGATTTTTTAATGTATAAACAAAAAAAAGCAGAAAAGGTTAGATCCCTCCTTTTAAATTTACACTCTCAATTAACCGACGAAAAGTATTTTGAAAGATACAGCGATTCTGGTGCCTGGAAAGCTATGGCAGATATGTTTGATGTGGTTAATTGGAGGACTTTGGAGGCTTTTGCAAAACAAACTAAAACACTTAACAAAAGAACCTGGAATAAAATTATAAATAGTTTTAAAGATTTAGAAGGAGAAAAAAATGACTGAAGATCTAGTAAACCAACCACCTCACTACACCAAAGGAGAGATAGAGTATATAGAAGCTATGAAATCTATGCTTACGGCAGAGGAGTTTGTCGGTTTCTGTAAGGGCAACGCAGTCAAATATATATGGAGAGAAGGACACAAAAATGCCCGTATTCAAGATTTAGAAAAGGCCGTTGTATATCTTAACTGGGCTATTGATGATCTTACAAAAGAAGTATTAAAACAAAAAAAAGGGGCATAAAGCCCCTTTTTATTTTCTCCTCTTAAAATGGAGGCTTATCACTAACTAAAGTTGGTTTTAACTCTGAAGGTTCCATCTTAATGATTTTAGTCTTCAAAGAAGTAACTTGCTCACCTTGATCATTTTCCCAAGTATCTTCTACTTGTTTGATTCCAAGTCTAAGTTGTTTACCAATAAAATCTTTTGCAAGATTTGGAAGCTTTTTAAACCCTACAGTAATAGCAAGACGACTAAATATTTCGCTCGCTATTCTTTTAGAATCCTCATTAGCAGACCAAAGGTTGTACCATTCATTATGGTCGCGATATGTACCGCCATCAATTTGAAAGGTAACTTTTTGAGTCCAGTTACCGCTATTAGATTTATATTTCTCAGCGGCAATTATCTTAGCCTCATACTCACCAGTTGGAGCAACCTCGGGACCTCTCGATTCCATTTGCTCCGCATTTTCGAAAAAATCAACATCATTAAAATCTGACATTATGCACTCTCCTTATTTTCAATATTAATAGAAAACCCTAACTTCTCGATTAGGGCAGTTAGATTAGGTTCCTCGAATTTATCGAGTTTACCGCTACGATCTTTCGCTGTGTAACCTCCATGTATTCGTGTTTGTAAAGCTCTCTTAATTACAGAATCACCATTTTCATCAACGTCATCATAAACACGTAATGCTAAGACTTCATCAAAGAAATAAGTTATTGCCTCACCAAGAGGTTTACTTGCCATTTTAGGACCAAATAAAAATATGCCATCATTATTTTCTTTACCTTCTTTGCAAAGAAATAATACGTGCATATCTAAATCCCTAAATGATCTCATAAGACTCGTAACGGCTTCACTTACATTCTGGTAAGCCATTCTTCCATCTTTATTTTTTGTTTTCTCATGTACCAGTAAGATTTCTGAAATCTCTGAAACTGAGTCTAAACACACGCTATCAAAGGATAGTTCCCCAGATGAAAGAGCTTCATAAACTTCTCTTAAATCTTCAATACTAGAAACCTCAATAGCAGATACATTAGGTGCATCTTTAATAGAAAGCAATCCAGCCTCCGCACTTATGACTAATACTTTGCCAGGCATACTTTGTGTTGAGTATGTTTTACCGGCTCCAGCTTGGCCATAAATAAGAAGCTTTGCCCCTTGTTGGTCCACCATCTTATCTGGTGTTTTTATTTTATCTTTCAAGTCCATAATCTACCCTCCTTATATATGTGTAAAAATGAACTTGTAAATTATAACCTGTGAAACTACAATATGTAAATCATATTATTTAGGAGATGTATATGAAAAAACAAATCGACACAACTTGGCTTGCAAATTATTATTTCAGGACCAAAACTTTAGCAACTAATAAATTGAAGGAGTTAGAAACAATGGGCGTTCAACCGAACCACAAAGAAAGAAAAATAGATCATTACACCTTACCGGTTTACATAAAATTTTTAGGATATAAAAAAGCATCTGAAGATTTCAACTGTTCAGAAGCTACTTGTAAATCTTGGAGGTATGGATATAGGCAACCTTCTATAGCGCAAGCCAAACAAATAATAAGGGCTACAGAAGGCAGATTAGATTTTGAATCTATCTACGGATCAATATCGGACATATTAGAGCAGGAATAAAATGTTCCAGCTCAATATTACCGAGGATGACTCGTCCTTGGATATTGCTCTGGCTTATTATGATGATGGATATAACGTTGTACCGTTACAAAGATCAAATAAAAAACCTCCACCATTTTTAAAAGGCTGGGAACAATACAAGGAGACTAGACCAGAAAGAAGTTTAGTAGAGTCTTGGTTTAAAGATAGAGATAATCTTGTTGTCGCATTAGTGTGCGGTAAGTTTGTTGTTGTTGACGCGGATTCTCCTGAAGCTATGGATTGGGTAGAAAAGAACCTACCAGCTTGCCCGTTTAAGGTCATTACAGGCAAGGGTATGCACTACTATTACAACAACCCAGAAAATTACACTACATTCGCTACAAGACGCACAAACAATACTCCTATAGAAAGACTTATTGATATACGTGGCGTTGGTGGATTGATTATCGCTCCATACAACCGACATGCTAACGGCCAAGTTTATAAACCAGTAACAATACCTGATTGGAAAATATATGATTATACAGATCTACCTGACTTTACTGAGAAAGAGTTTTTACAGATAACAGGTGTACCAAAAGTTGAAAGTAGCGTACAAACTGCACCTTTCTCCTTAGATGGTGTATTGGAGGGATCTAGAAATGACGGTGCGGCAAGAATAGCTGGGTACTTAATATCTAAAAGTGTAAACCTAGAGTTTGTAAGAGTATTCTTACAGAACTGGAACAAGAACAACAACCCACCATTACCGCAGAAAGAAATAGATTCTGTTGTTGATAATGTTAAAAAAACACACGACCGCAAAAATCAAATAGCACCTTTATTTACACAATCAACTGAAAACATAAAAAGACCAGATGATTTATTTTCACCACCTGGTTTGCTAAAAAATATGTTTGAGTTTTGTGAAGATATTGCACAAGTTCCACAACCTGAGTTGTCTTTGGTTGGTGCTTTAGCTTTAGCTAGCGTGGTATGTGGACGTTTATACAGAACAAACATGAATAACTTTTCAAGCATGTACTTTATGGGCGTTGCAAAGTCAGGACAAGGTAAAGAAAACATCAAGACATTTATAGAGTCTGTGTTAAATGCTTCTGATCAAGACAAATTAGTTGTGGGGGATGGATATACATCCAGCGGAGCCGTTCATTCAGTTTTGAAGATTAGACCTACCCAAATAACGATTATGGACGAGTTTGGGAAACGATTAGAGGCAATAAGTAACTCGGGTAACACAAACAAAGAAGATGGCATACAGACGCTTATGGAGGCCTGGGGAAGGTGTCATGGGACTCTACGACCAGATAACTACTCTTTGATGGCAGTACAAGAAGAATATAAGGAAAAAATGATGAATAGGGTTACGTATAAGCCAGCTATTACGTTAGTTGGTTTATCTGTACCCAAAAACTTTTATGGAGCTTTAAATAGTGGAAGGATAGCTGACGGCTTCCTTAACCGCTTTGTAGTTGTAGAGTCTAACGAACCGAGAAGGGTTAGTGACCTAAAAAAATATAAAGAGCCGCCTTTGAATGTAGTTAACTGGGTTAACTATGTACGCAGATTGAAAGGAACACTATCAGACGCATCTAGAGATAATGCCGAGCTTGATATATCGCAGACCGTATTAGAGTTTGATAAACAATCAGAAGAGTTATTACAGGACTTTGCAAGGGAGATAATCAAACGACAAGACATACTAGAGAAAGATAACTTAGAACCGTTGTTAAGTAGATCTAAAGAAAAGGCTATGAGGTTATCTTTACTTTGTACGTTAGCTTCTAATGCAGATGCTAAGAAAATAACGGCAGATATAACCAAATGGGCTATAGATTACATTAGATACTACGACCTCATGTTTATTGAAGCTTGTAGGGATAAGGTAGCTAGTTCTGCTACAGAGTCTAAGATCAAACAAGTATTGTCATACATTAGATCTAGGAATGGTGAAGGCATATCTAAAAGGGAGGTAGATAGGCATGAACTGTTCAGAAGTATGAAGTCTTATGAAGTAAAAGAAATAATAGAACGGTTAAAGAATGCTGGAGAGATCCAGGAAATAGAAATTAAAGTTGGGGGTAAGGGCAGACCAACCAAAAGGTTTGTTGCTGTAGATCCTAACTTCTTTGAGGAATGAACATGAAAACACCATCATTTGAAACCAGAGACGATCAAAAGAGAGAGGAGAGAGTAGCTGGATTTTTGGAGGGGCTTTGGGGAGTAACTTGCCACAAACTACCAGTAAGCTACTCATTAGACTATTGGATAGAATCAAACGAAAAGAGTTATTGGTGCGAGGTGAAGTGCCGTACTTTTGCTTTTGATAAGTATGAAACACTAATCATATCTACTAATAAACTACGCAGAGGATCTTCGTTTGCTTTGGCTACCGGAGTACCGTTTATTATTGTATATGCTATGACTGACGGCATATATATGCACGAATGGAGAAAAGACGGTACGTATGATGTAAGAATGAATATTAGCGATAATCCTACATATGATGAAGATAACGAGCCTTACATTCACATACCGCAAGAAGATTGGATATGTTTATCTGACAAGCCTTTGGGTATGGATCGTAGTGAAATAGGCTTTAGCCTAGCCTAGAGGGTCTACCAAACAACTGTTCATCTAACGCCAATCTATCCTCAGATAGAGGACTCAGCGTTGGCATTTGAGTTCCTGATACATCAGGCAAAGGAATACTAGGAGTTGGGACCTGTGTAGTTCTTAAAGACTGTTGTGCTTCTTGTTGCAGATCTTGTGTTTCTGATATTGTATCTTTTATTAAATCTTTTACAGGGTTAAGTAATTCTTCTATACCAGCCGCATCATAAGCACCATCCATAATGCCACCAGCAACCTCTCCTGCCTCTTCGGCTTCCATACCTAACTGCCTTACCAAAGTTTGTCTTAGTGCCTGTTCTGTCATGTCTATGGCCGTCATGATAGATCCTTTATCTGTCTTAGAAACTATAGAGACAAAACTTGGTGATGCAAACAATCTTCTAGCTACTGCTAATCCTAATACTGAGGGTAATACCGCTATAGGATTTAAAGCCAAGCTAGCACCAATACCAGCAGCTACCAGACCACCAGCCGCTCCGCCTCTACCAGCTTCTTGTTTGGTTAATGTGTCTAGTTGTCTTTGGAAGTTTCTCAAACCTTGTGAAAGCTCTTTACCAAACATAGCTTCCAAAGTTTCATCACCATAAGAATCTAGTGCCGTTTTTAAATTACCAGCCTTAAATAGATCTGTGATTCTGCCCTTGCCGTTTATGTCTATAGATTTAGATAAAAGCTTCTGCATACTGGCCTGTTGTATGCTAGTAAATACTTCAGGACTAACGGTATTTTTTAATATCTCTATATTGGCATTTGCATTTGGCCTAAATATTATATTAACCGTCTCATCTATACCTTTGAGAGGTAAATCTGATATAGCTCTATTAGCTTCAAGTTTTAATCTTTCATCAGACGCTTTAGCCAATTCTTTCAGACCTTGAACAAAAGCTAAACCTTGATCGCTTGCGCTTAGGCCTTTTCTTTTTGTTGTGAAGTCATTAACAAGGTTTTTAATATCTTGTGGTTTGATTCTTGGACCAATTTTATTAACTTGTTCTATTGTATCTCTAACAAGTTTAGCTGTATTTTTACCTGTAGCTGTATCTGTAAATAAAGCATCTAACTTGCCTGGATAATCTCTTTCAAATCTTTTTATCTCTTTTGCAAATTGAGTAAAGTTGATTGATTCGTCTACAATATCTGTAGATGCTCTAAACGCATCAGCAAACAATCTTTTCTTTAGTTGTGACTTTAAAGTTCTTTCTGCGTTTGCAGGCTTACCTGCTTGCACCATATAGTTATCGTAGTCTCTAAGAGCTTTAAATATGTCCTCTAGATCTCCTCTTTGGCCATTTAAAATAACTTTTTTGTAAACTTCATCCGCGTTATGCGCACCCTTCTGTGAGTTGGATATTATTTTTTTGATCTCTAACCTATCAAAAGGTGCCATCCTTTCTGCCGCAATTTTATTAGCCTCTCTAAGTTGTTTTATTGCGTTATTTACTTGTCTTACTGCATTCTCATTTAATTCTATGCTTGCTGCGTCATCACCCAAGCCAGCCATTCTCATATTATGTGCTAGTTGCACGTTAAATTTCTCTACACCTTCTATTTCTAGTTGAGTAAGAATACTATCTGGTTGACCGGGTATAAACACCTCACCATTTTGTTTAACTCTGGAGTCATCAAGCTTACGCATGATCTCTATTATTACTTTTCTTTCTGGACTTGCTTCAAGTGTATCTCTAGAAATAGTATTTAATTTTGAATAAGCATTTCTTATGTGTGAAAGATTTATGCCAACGGAATCATCTGCAACATCATCTTTAAGTTTGAGCAAAGCTTGTTCTATTTTACTAACAATACCACCATCTAACTCATCTCGGTTGTTAACACCCCAGAAATAATCAGCATCTTTATGTTGTTTAACAAGAGCCAAAGAATCATCTACATTTTTCTTTATGGTATTTCTAATTATTCTATCTAATGCTACTGCCTGGCCAAGCTCTGCTCCTGACTTGCCCTCCTTTGAAATTAATTGTTTGAACATGCCATCAACTGCTCTGTATTTTGTACCTAGATCAATCATAACCTCTCGTCTAGCTCTGCCTAGATTATCTTGAAGTATTTGACCTAAAGCTCCTCTGCCAGGTGCATCTGCGTAATTACCAACCTCTATAGCATCATCCACTACATCATCTAAAAGTTTACGTAGTTGTTGTGTAACCGTTTGTTCTTTTAATCTTAGGGCCTGTAAGCTGGCTTGTACTTGCTCATCTAGACTGCCTTTTGTTGCATCAGATATAGATTTTTGTAGTAATGCGTTTTCACCACCAATTTCTCCAAGTAAATTATCTATTTCAGCTCTAAGATATGCTGCGGTTTCCTTATCTCTTGTATTACCTAATACCTGTTCAGAAATATCTTGCAACCTACCAGGCAATTTAGCTCCTAGAGTCGCTTGTGATGCTATACCTTTGAAATCAAACTTTGCTACCCTACCGTCTCTTACTGCTTTTGCTATTTGTCTTTCTGTAGCTTCTTTACCCAGTTGTGCATCTAGTTTTAGTATGTCTGAAGCAGACCTACCCAAAGCCATTTGTCTGTTAAGTCTTAGATCTGGAGCTGGTGCATTTCTTCCTAAAAGTAATTTATATCCCAAACCAAAAAGTTCACCTATACCTTGACCAACAGAACCAAACAAAAACTCACCACCAAATAAATCTTTGAGTTCATCTCTTTCTTGTAATTGAAAACCCTCTTGATAATCTAAAGCTTCTTCTCCTGCTTTACCTACGGCTGAACCAGTACCGGCTGCAAACATTCTGGCTATACGATCTCTGCCGCCAAATAAAGATGTAAGACCTTTTATAACTCTAGCTTGTGGCAACATAAAAGTTATTGCTCCAGTTATAGGACCTGCAATACCGGCAAAGTCTGCAAGATCTCCAGTTTGCAAACCAAAATCATTTTCATCAATAACGGTATTTAACGGTATTGAAGTACCGTCACTAAGCGTTCTGTTTTGTATTGGCAGGCCTAGTTCTTCTAATCCTACTGGAGTTAGAGCAACCTGTCCTTTTGTATTTCTAGTAAAGCCCGAAGATCCTACAAAGTTTTCTAATACGGTTTCTTGTTCTCTAGGTGTTTCTGCTCTGGCTAATTGCGCTCTAAGGTTTCTCAAATCACCTTCACGTTCTGTACCTTTATCAACTAACCGTTCAAACTTACCTCTAACCCCTGTATCGTAATCAAAGTAAAGTTTATCGTAAAAAGGTGAAATAGCTCCTGTAGCAATTATAGCTTTTACTTTTTTCTTAGCTTCGTCTTCGGTATCTGCATCTACAAACTCAAATACACCATCAGAAATATTTACTTTGTATCTAGGCATTATAAGGTGGTTTCTATATACCCAGTAGCGTTGCTACCTAGCTTATAGTTTTCAATATCATCAAAATTAAATTTAAGTATTCTTTGCAATAAAGGAATATTGTTTTGTAAAACTCTTGATGGATAACCAGCCTCTTGCAAAGCAGTAGCATTAGAAGTAATTGTATCTTGTGCGTTTCTCATACCTTGTATTATTTGCGCCCTACTATCTTCAAGTTTTTTCTTCAGTTCTGCTGGTGATGTAAATACATTTACGCTACCAAAAATATTAGCAACAAGCTCCCTGTCAAGGTTTGAAATTGTTTTACCAGACTCGCCTAGAATATTTCTAACAGATCTTTGTGCGGTAACATCTAAAATAGTTTGTATTCTTTTAGCTGGTTCTAAATTATTCCATTCTTTTTCTCCCATACCAGCAGCTGCTCTTAAATCTTCACTTATTTTAGTGATAAATCCTTTGACACCAAAAGCATTAGGATCGTTAATATCTTCATTAAGTATTTGATTTAGGTCGCTCACAATTCTTTCATCTTCATCAAATTTCTTTAATGCACCTGTCAAATTAGTTTCAAATTCAACATAAGTTTTTATTTTATCTTTATCATAAGGACCTTCTCCAGCAGCTTCTAATTCTGCTTCGGCTCTAGCAAGTCTTAGTTTAGATGCAAAGTCTCTTTCTTCTTGTTCGGCCATCAACTCTCTAGCGGCTCTCTCTTCAGCAGCTTTAGATGCGCCAAGTGATAAACCTGTACTAAACTGACCTGTTCTAGTAAGTTCACCACCCACATTCCTAATAAAGTCTAAGAATCTATCAGATCCAAAGAATCCTGGTTGTTCTAGTTTTCTAGTTACGGCATCTTTTTCTGGTGCTGGTTCACCTATTGGCATAATAGGGGCTATAGGCTTAGTTGGGTCTTCGCCAGGTCTAATAGATTCAAAAATCTTTTCAGTACCTTCTTTTAATTCTCCTGGCTTTAATCCTTCAAATTTTAATTCAGTATCCATTAAGCTATCGGCTTCTGTTTTATCTACATCAACTTTTAGTTCAATAGGTTTGATTTCGTCTAAGAGATCTTGTATTTCAGGATTCTGTAATAATCTTGTTTCTGGTAAAGGATTGCCTTCTTCATCTCTACCTATTATTTCCATTTCTTGTTTTAACAAAGCTATATTGGACCCTTCATAATCATCAGGGCTTATGTTTCTAATTTCTACTATTCCTCTAGGTAACTCTGTAGGGGCTTGCTCGGTTACATCTTCAACAACTGCCTTATCTACTACGTCAAGTTCCTTTAGGTCATCTGTAATACTAGATCCATAATCAGGAGTGCCGAAAGGATAGCCAAGATTAAAATAATCAGCAACTTTTCTACCAGCATCTTCTAAAAACGGCCTAGCTTGAGATTTTAAATCGCTTGTTTGTCCCTTTAAAACATCTGCTGTTTTTAATATATCAATCTGCGCTCTTGCTCTATCTGCATCTGTAGGCACATAACTTTCATAAGAAGGTTTGAATAAATCTATAAATGGTACTGGTCCAGGCGATAGACTAAGTGTAGGGTCAAATTCCTGTGTACCACCAAAATCTTTTAATGTTTGAACTCCTGTAACTTCACCTAAAGCTCTTGATAAACCCCTTACGACAGGCTCAGTAGCTCTACCGATACCAAATCCTAAATCTGCAATATTTGTGCCAACATCTTCATCTGCTTGAAAAGGACCTAGTTTAGGTGCGTCCCTTTTTTGAAAATCTTGTAAAATAGATAAAACAGCAGGACCCTTCTCTAAGGTATCGTCATAAAGTATTTTGTAAGGGTTAAATCCTGGTGTGTTTATAAAGTCAGGTCTTTGACTTAAATCAATAAGTGTTTCGCCTGTAATTTTATCTCTTATTTCAAAATCACCAATAGTGCTAGATGCACCACCATTCGCAAACATTTTTCTTTTTAAGTAACTCATTACCCTGCTCTTGGTGGTTGTAATGCTGCATAGGCTGAGAAAGCAGCACCAAGACCTTGTGCGCTTGGATCAGGAGCCATTCCGTAAGTTGAATCAATTTGAGTTCTTGTTGCTTGATAACCGGGTAACATAGATCCAATAGATTGTAGTGTTTGTAAAGGCCTCATTTGTTGTCCCATTTGTTGAGCGAACTGTCTACCAAATCCTGTTTCTTGTATACCTCTAGAAGTAGCACCTAATCCCATCAATTCAGATCTTTGACCTCTTCCTAACGCATCAAGGGTTGTTCCTACGCCAGCTAATTGACCTCCATATCCTGCTAACTGCGCACCCAATCCAGATGCACCAGCACCTCTTTGTGCGCCTATACCTAATAAACCGCTAGCTAATCCTGCTCTAGCGGCTGCTTCGCTTTGCCCTAATCCTTGTAAGTTACTAGCTAAATTTTGACCAGCTCCTAGTCTTGATCCTGCAAATCCACCCAGACCTTGTGCAGCAGCTCTTTCTGCTGCTCTTTGTCGTGCAAACTCACCAAGACCTGTCTGTTGTGCTTCTGAAAAACCTCTTGATCTAATATTACCTAAAGCTTCTGCTAATCCTCTACCCAAGGCTTCTCTTCTTTCTTCTGCGCCAAGTCTCGCTCTAGATCCAAAAGCTGATTCACCACCAGCAGATATGGCTTGCGCTCTAGCCGCTATATCTTGCTTTTCTCCAGCCTCCATTATGTCGTCTATAGTTTGCTGAACAACTCTATCCTCAAAAGGGTTATAGAATTGCTGGGTCATGCTTGGATCATAAGCACCTAAAGTGCCTCTCAAGATATCTTCTGATTCTCCAATACGGTTTCCAAACTCATCTACTGCACCTGTTGCTACACTTCTAGCTTGCTGTATGCTAGATAAAGCATCACCCAAACCTAAACCGTATTGCTCTTCTGCTCTTGTAAAGTATGGATCTTGTAATTGTTCTGCTCTTCTAGATTGCGCTATGGCTTCATCTATTAATCCTTGTTGTCTATCAAAAAACGGTTGAAATGAACCAAGGCCTGCTTCGGCTCTTTCTCTAGCCAAAGTTTCTAATCTATCTAAACCAGCAGTTTGTTGAAGAGGCACATCAGTACCGATAAGGTTTGCACCTGCCTGCTGTAATTGATTAAAAAATCCCGGAGTACCTTCAGTACCAAAATATAAAGCCCGTATTAACGGGTCCGTAAGAACTTCAGCGGTACGTTGTTCCTGTAGTACAGGATCTATTGTTTCAGCCATTACGCCATACTCCCAGATTTGTTATATTTTTCAAAAGTTTTCATAAGGTTGGTCATAACATCTACACCTCTTTTTCTATCAGGTCTACTTGCTGCTATCAACTCAATACCTTTTTTTGTTTTGTTAAATTTAAATCCCCCTGCTCCATTATTAGCTGCTGCTGTCATTACAAACTCTCCATCACTAAGCATAGCCGGTATGTCATCAGATGTGCCTGTTCCTGGACCAACTGACTCACCCCCTTGACGCATATCAAGTTCTTTAACGGCCATACCGCCTTCGTTAAAGTATTGTCTACCAAATCCTATCGGCCCACCAAAAGCTGCTTTCTTTCTTATACCTAGATCAAATCCTGCGAATACAGGTGCTGGATTAAGATCTGGTCTTTTTGATTGTCTTATATCGGTTAAACCACCTTCGGTCTTTTTAGCAGCATCTTTAACTACCTTGCCGTATAACAAAGCAAGACCAGCCATCTTAGGATCTATACCACCAAAGCCAGTTCCGGTACCGTCCCCAGATCCTCCACCAAGAAGGTTGTAAATGCCTCCGCCTCCAGGATCAAATCCTAGTTGATCGTCCATAAACTCTTGTATTGGATTTTGTTGACCAGGAGTGCCGCTTATTATTCTACTGAGTAAAGATTGGTTAGATGAAGTTCCTGGTATTTTTATTGTTTGTCCTGCAAATATCTTATCCGCACTTTCTATATTTGGATTAGCATCCATAATAGCCTCTACTGTAGTATTGTTAGCTTCAGCTATTTTAGTTAGATTATCACCTGATTGTGCTGTAACTGTAGTTGGTGTAGCTTGTCGCATAAAGGGATTAAATCCTGCTCCACCTGAACCTACAAGTTGTCCTGTTGTGACATCAAATTTTTGACCAGTACCACCCAGCAATCCACCATATCCTTGTTGTTGGTCACTTGCCATACCTTGTAAAACATTACTTCCGTAAGCTAATGGTGCAAATTCAGTAACTATATTACCAGCAGCATCTTTAACTATATTTCCTGCGGCATCACGTTTGGCGACCTGACCAATATTTTTAAAAGCACCTGTTAAACCTCCGCCTATATCTTTGAAACTACCAGATTTTATTGCCTCTATTGCACCCTCTTTTCCAAATAAACTCTGATTACCACCAGCGGCTAGAGTCATGATCTCACCAAGACCACCTTCACCTTTGGCTAGTTTGAGAGCTGCGTTACCCTTTTGATATACAGCGGCAAACGGTTGCCAAGGACCAGGTATTATAGCTGCTACAGGTGCAACCTTTTTTACTACTTTTTTAACGCTTCTAGCTACTTTTTTTATAAATTTTCCAAAACCGAACTCTGGCATGCCCGTAATTGGATTGATAGACATACCTTCGCCAACAGTATAAGCATTAGGATCAAGTCCTGCTGCTATCATTTCATTTTCAATTATTTTTTTTGTTGCTGGAGAAATAATTGGTGGCACTACCATTTCCCCAGTTGTAACGTGAGCTAGCTTAGTATCTCCATTTCTTCCTAAAGCAGCTAAACCAGCTAAACCAGCTCCTGAGTTGTCTTTAATGTTCATTTTTAAATTCTACCCTATTCTTCCATACATTTTAACCAAAATACAAGTAAGTACCTATTTCCTGATTTTACCGATAAGCCTCTGTGCATATGGGTAAAACTAGGAAATATTAGAGCGTGGCCCGTAGGTAATGGTTCTACGATACCACGATTTAAAAACTCAGTTCCTCCCCCTTCATAATCACCCGTATTCAAGGGTACAACCATACTAATGTCAGCACTCGCATCATGATGCCAAGCACCTTGTTTTTTATCCTTTAAATTATAATTAGCTATTTGAATTCCGCCACCATTAACGTGCCTATTCCAAATACTTAAAAATATCGGATTGCCTATAGTATATATCGTTTGAAACAAAGAGTTATATATTTTTGGACAATTATCTTGAAAGGTTATTTCGGGTATTTGACGTAATACATCTTCATCTGGGTTAGGAACAAATCCATAGTAAGCTTCTAAATTACGCATTTCATCTAAAAGTATGGAGCAAAACTTCTCAGAAAAGAATGGAACCGTATAAACATCTTTTAAGGGTTCCTTTATTACTTTATGTAATTCGTTTTCAGACGGATCGTAATTACCTTTGTTTTCGTAAAAATCTATTATGTTTGGCAAAGAGTTTTTTACCGCATCAAATGTATTTTTATCTATATACCAATCAGCAGGATGTTCTAAAAGTATGTTTTTAGTTTGATATTCTTGTGATTCTGCTGTCTCAAACATTAATAGATATGTTTCCGTTGGTTTTTACGTCTAGTTTTCCAACAGAGCCTGTCATTTCAAAACCAAAGTCGTTTGTTCTCTGTCCTATGTCTACCCATTTGTTACCTGTATAAACTTGCAATACTCCTAACGTAGTGTTCCATATAATAGATCCAGCAACAAAATTTAAAGAAGTTTTATCAGCGTCATTTACTTGTTGGGTTTGGTCAACATCTACGGCACCTAAATTTATTTCTAGTATCCTAACTAATCTGTTGAAGATATCTGGGCTTACGTCTCCTGTAGCAATAGGTAATTGAGTTTGTAAGATTTTGCTCATCTTTTGCCATCAGGCCTTGTATCTATCCTAGTTGCTCCTAATCTCCATCCTATATCTAGGTTTTTGTTGTTAGAAGCATCATCATCAGATTCAAATCTTAGAACCATCTGTCTTGCTCTGGCTCTAACAAACGCTTGTTTAGTAGATGCTGAAATAGCACTTGTAGAACTTGTACTTAAAGATTCTCCAGGAAAATCCCTAATTTTAACCACAATATTTATATTGCCTGCGTTGTTATCCTGTAAAAACTTAAAGTCAGGTATTATTCGTCTAATAAATGTGAATTGCTCTCCATCACCAAGATCAAAATCTGAACTTTCTATAAATACATTAGTCATAGGAGATCCATCATCATTAAATCCTGTTTCTTGTTGATAAAGAATACCGCTATTAACTGCTCTTGGATAATTAACAATTCCTGAATCTAGCCAAGCTGTTCTAGTCAAAGATCCATAAATCCACAAATTTTCCATATAGTTGTAAATTACATACCTATCTATTTCTGTAGAATCTGCCGAGCAGTAAAACCAACCTACTTCGTTTTTATCTGCGATAGTAAAAGCATGTATTTTGAAAGACTGACCTAAATTTATATCACTAAAAACATAATTGTGAACGGTACAAGGTACTGTCTGAACACTACCGTTATACAAATAAAAATTATTATAGCTCATCCAATAAATACCCTGTGGTGCGGTTACTGCTGCTTTAGGACCCAATAAGCCTGTTCCTTCGTTTATTAAATTAACTGCAAAAGTAAAAGGAGGGCCAACGAACTGCATACTGTAAAGTGCTGTATCAGTCCAAATCATTATTTCCTGTCTTGATTTTACAGCACCTATTATTGAAGATCCTGAAGACAACCTAAGAGAGCCTGCTGTATTTGTGTTAGTAGGTTCAAATTCTAGTTCATTTTCTTGATCGCTAAATGCTATTAGCATAGGATCAACCGTACCTGTTCTAGAGGTCCCTGAAATAGGATCCGAACCCAAGACTATTAAATGCCTGTCCTTCTCTGAAGTAATAACTTGCAAACCTACGGTCGGCACTTGATTAGCACCAGTAATACCGGAAAGCTCAACAGCCCTTGTACCTACTCCATTATTTTCCACCCACTTGTAAATACCTCCAGCCCTTGCATTTATAATTAAATCTTCTCCAAAGTTATCGTGTGTCCACAATCTTAATTGGTTTGTTAAACTTAAAGAACTTGTGCTTCCAAAAGTACCCTCTCCCCAACCATTTATACCCCAACCAGTTCCAGCGACATAAACATCCAGTCCTACATTTATTTGATATGTTCCAACAACAGAGGATCCTCCGTTACCACTATCATTAGCATTTGCAGTAACCGTTGCCCCTGAAGTGTCTTTTGCTTCTATTGTGTAGCTGTTTGCATTTACTATTGTTGCTATTTGATACTCTTGTTGTAAAACTGCTTGTGTTATATTTCCACCTGAACCCAATCCATTACTATCAACCCCACTAAATGTAACAAAATCATTTTTAACCGCCCCATGTGCCGTATCTGCAACGGTAATTGTTGCATCTCCATTAGTTGCAGAAAATGTTACATCACCAGCAGAAGTGGTGCTTCTTATTGGGGTTACATCATTAAAAACGCCACCAGCTTCAATATAATATTTTAAATGAGTACCTATCCCAAGGTACTTTGTACCCCCTAAAGATACCCAAGGATGTAAGGCTCTAGCTGTACCTAAATAAGTATTGTCTGTAAGTTTACTCCATCCCCCAAATTTTTCTGGTCTGCCTTTTCTAAACCGTACTAAATTACAATCAAACCAACCGCCTTCATTATCATAATCAGTACCCTCTCTATATATACCTGGTCTGAATATTGTTTTTTGTAGTGCCATTTAAACTTTGCTCCATTCCTTACCTTCAAACAAATTTGCTTCTGCCTCTCTACGTTTAACCAACCCCCCTAGAATAACACCACCTGCTTTGTTCCAGCGTTTTATTTGTTCTGGCACTTCATTATATTTTTGGTCATTAAGAACGCGCAGTAAAGTACTCTCAGATAAGTTTTTTGGGCCAAGATTGAATACCCAAGAACAAAGTGCATCAAATTGGTTTTGTTGTAAAGGCACTTTAACCATATCATTAATGTAGCCTTCATACTCAGGCATTTCTTCTTTTAATAAATGCTCTGCTTCGTCTTGGTTTATTTGATCGCCCTCTTTTACATCTTTTATATGTCCGTAACCGATAGTCCAGACACCTACCGAATCCTGATAGGCTTTTAGCTCACATCCCTCGTAGCTCTTAATTAGTGATATACCCTCTTCTGATATTTTCATTTTAGTCATCCTTGGGTGTATTAGATGCGCCAAAGTAAAAGCTAATAATAGCTGACGCTAAACCGCCTAAGTATCCTAATACCAAATTAATCAAAGCTTCTGAGTTTTGTTCTGGTGGTTGTATCGTGACTAAAAATATGTATCCCATAAAACCACCTACAACGGCTATACCTATAATTCTAGCGGTCCAATCTCTAGAAAATGTAGATCTAGCGTTTTGTGTATCTTGTACTTCTAGTTTGAAAACATCTACCTCTAGTTCTTTCATTTTAAGTTCAAACTCAGCTTCAGCTTTCTTCAGTTCAAGCATTTGCTCGGGTGTAGCATTATCTATAGCCTTTTGTATTTCTTTGGGTTCATTTTTACAACCCAAAACATCTGCTATCATATTTGCAGCCATACCCCCCATAGGTCCTCCAAGTGCTGTTCCTAGTGTTGGGGCTACCGATCCAACTAAGTTTTTTAGTAGTGCTTTCATATATCCTCCAAAGTAAATATTGGTTTAAAGATTTTAACTTATCTAAGACGATCCTTGTTTAATTTTTATTGTACTAGAAGAACCGCCGTTTACTTTAACCGTATTTATAACCCCAGATTGTTCAAAAATAATAGTATAACTACCAGAGTTATCAACATCTAATCTTAAAGAATTACCCACCATTCTCCTAAAGGATATGGCTTGTCCTTGAACTATGGTTGTAATTTGTGTCTTTTTATCCTGTCCTATTTCTGTACCTGTAATATTTACAGAAGTAGCTATTTGATTTAATTGATCCTCTTCTTGTGCAAAAGCTAAAGCGTCTAAAACACTTAGCAAATCTTCTAAAAAGTTTACGTCTAAATAATCTATATCTAATTCTGTAAACTCTAATTCTGCCTCGTTATCTAAAAAATTTTCTGACAAGTAATCAATTTCTAGGTCGTTAAAGTCTAAATAATCTGCTGTAGCTGTTTGTTGGGTATCTTCTTGTAAGTTTTTTTTTGGCTCTGGAGGATTTACAATCAACATATTATCAATTAAATCTAAGGTTATATCTAAGATAACGGGCTTAGTTGGTGCTTGCTCGTATACACTCGCTACAGTAGATTCATATGGTTGATTTAGAATAACCATACCCATAGCAGTTTCTACTGTAATCTCGCCGCTAGAAGTACCGTCAAGATTAGGTAATAAAATAACTAAGGATCTTCCTAGCTCATCTACAGTTATAGTGAAATCGGTCCCTCTTATACCTATGGTTGCACTATTTGTGCGTATCTTGATATTTTTTTTTGGAACTTTATTAAGTTTACCTGTAACAAATCGTGCTGTACCTTTAGCAAAGGTAAGTGCCATTTTTGATTTATCTGGATTTGGATCAAATACAAACTCATCAATCAAAACTTGCGAGTTTTCTGTCAGGCGTATTTGCGTTTCATCTATAAACGTAATTCCCATACGTCCATTAGCAGTTTCTACTTTGTCATAACTTAATATGCCAAAGTCTAGTTCAGCACCATAAGTTTTGTCTCTTAGAACTTGTGCGTTGCCTCTTAGTTCAGATATAGAGCCTATATCAGCAGACGAATGAATTACCTGAGTCTGACTGAGTAACACAAACGGTGCCATTAGAGCCAGCAGATGTAATCTTGAGCCAGTCATTATCAGATGTAGATTCCTGATCTATGTTAAAAGTCCTGTCGTTACCAGTATGATCTAAGTAGAAGTAACCGCCTGCATACCCATCACCATCATAGGTTATAGTATTATCATCACCATCTATATCCATGTAGTTAGTTGCACCATCTACATCTATAGAAGATGTGATTGTGTTTCCTCCACCTTGTATAATCCAATCTAAATCTAGGTTTGCTGCTAGTGCAGTCATGGCATGATTGAGAGTCATGGTGTTTGTGTTGCCTGTTACTTGTACGTTTACATTAGAACCATCTGCTCCAGTTGCATTTGTCTCGTCAGTAGACATATTAAAGGTATTGCTATCGCCTATGAATTGAAAGTAACCAGTGTAGCTATCAGCCCATATATCACCTAAGAATTTATTTGATGCACCTTTTTGTAATATATCTAAGGTCATGGTCGTACCATCAATATCTAGTGCAGTCATTGATCCAGCAGCAGCATCAGCACCACCTATGATGTTTCCGCCCCCACCGACTTGTTCTATGTCCAAGTTAGATGTAGCACCTGACTGATCTATGAATATTTCGTTATCAGCCCCGTATATTAGCGATGCACTCATCATCGCAATCAGGCTTGATAATATCAGTCTGTTTATGTTTCCAATAGCCTTGTTCATAACCCTCCTCTATTGTTTGTAAAACTGCTGTCTCTACCGCCATTTGTAAAGCATAGTTTATAGACTCATTTT